ATGCCCGCCGTCGAAGTCGGGCGGGAGGCCCAGCCGATCGATGGCGCGCTGGCCATGTCCCCGTGGCGGCGCGCGGTGCGGTTCGCAGTGCCGATTCAAGACTGCCTGCCGCCGAAGCTCCAGGCGGAACTCTACGACGACGACACGCCGACGCGATGACATGGGCGCTGCTGTTACTCGTCCTGATGCTTGACAACGCGCACGCGGCCGCGGAGAAGGTGGCCTCCTGGCGCGAGCCGCCCTACGGCGCCTGCCGCTTCGTGTCCGAGCAGTTCGGCGCCACGCCGGACCCGTGGCAGGAACGCTTCCTCGTCGCCTTCTGCGACCCCAGGCAGCAGCGCATCAGCCTCCAGGCGTGTGCCGGTCCCGGCAAGACGTGTGTCATGGCGTGGGCCGGGCTCTACTTCCTGGCGACGCAGGTCAGCGTCGAGGGCTCGGGCTTCGAGCATCCCAAGGGGCTGGCGACCTCCATCACCGGCGACAACCTGCGCGACAACCTGTGGGCCGAGTTCGAGAAGTGGCGCATCCGTTCTGAGTACCTGCGCGAGGCGTTCGTCTGGACGGCGGGGCGCGTCTTCCAGCGCGAGAACGAAGCGACCTGGTTCCTCGCGGCGCGGTCGTGGCCCAAGACCGGCAGCGCCGACGAGCAGGGCCGCACCTTCTCGGGTCTCCACGGCAAGAACGTGCTGGTGCTCGTCGACGAGTCGGGCGCCATTCCCGCGACGGTGCTGCGAGCCGCCGAGCAGGCGCTGCCCAACACGCACTTCGGCAAGGTCGTGCAGGGCGGCAACCCCATCTCGCTCGAAGGGATGCTCTACGAAGCGGCGACGCGGCTGCGGCACCTGTGGACGATTATCCGCGTCACGGGCAACCCGGATGACCCCGAGGCGTGGGTGCATAGCCCGCGTGTGTCGCAGGTGGGTGCGGGGCAGCAGTCGCCGGTCGAGTGGGCGCGCGAGCAGATTGCGACCTACGGCCTGGAGAACCCGTGGGTCAAGGCCTACGTGCTGGGCGAGTTCCCGCCGACCTCCATCAACACGCTGCTGACGATCGAGCAGGTCGAACTCGCCATGCGCCGTGAGCTCGCGCCGGACGACTACCAGTGGAGCCAGAAGCGGCTGGGGCTCGACGTCGCGCGCTTCGGGGACGACCGCACGGTGCTCTTCGCCCGCTGGGGGGCGAATGCGCGCATTGCGAACTCGCCGGTCACCATGCGCGGACTGCCGACGACCGACATTGCCGCGCGCGTCTACACGGCGAAGGCGCGCTGGCGCTCGGAGGTCGAGTTCATCGACGACACCGGGCACTGGGGCCACGGGGTGATCGACAACCTGCGCGCGACCGGCGTCTCGTCGGCGCTGCCCATCATCTTCCACGACCGGCCCATCAACCCGCGCTACAAGAACCGGCGCGCGGAGATGTGGATTGAGATGAGCGAGGCGGTCAAGCGCGAGGTGGCGCTGCCCTTCCACATCCCCGAACTCGTCGCCGAGCTCACGACCCCGACCTACACGTTCGTGAACGGCGTGTTCATGCTCGAAGAGAAGGACCAGGTGAAGAAGCGCCTCGGACGCTCGCCGGACCTGGCGGATGCCCTCGCCTTGACGTGGGCGCTGCCGGACCTGCCAGGGGATGTGCTGCAGAAGCTGGCGCGCAGCAGCACGGGGCGCGCCGAGATTGACTACGACCCGTTCCATGCGGGGGCGTCGTGACGATTCGCACCGCCGTCGAGAGTGACCTCCCGGTGCTGCTGGAGATGGGCGCGCGGTTCATTCAATCGAGCCGCTATGCCGAGGTCATGGCGGTGGTGCCGGAACAGCAGTCGCGGCTGTTCGAGGCGCTGCTCGACCAGGGCGGCTGCTTCGTGCTGGAGAGCGCCGGAGGCATCGTCGGCATGTTGGGGCTGCTGCTCGGGCCGTTGCCGCTGACCGGCGAGGTCGCGGCGATGGAGTGCATGTGGTGGGTCGAGCCAGGCTTCCGGCATCAGCGGGCGGCGCTCGACCTGTGGGCGTTCGGCGAGGACTGGGCGGCGTCGCAGGGCGCGGTGTCCATCCAGATGCTGCAGCCCTCGGGGCAGGAGGCGCTCGGCGTCCTGTATCGGCGCCGGGGCTACGTGCCGATCGAGACCATGTGGCACAAGCGCCTGGGTGAGGCGCACACGTAAGGAGGAGCCATGGCGATGACCGGCTTGGGGTTCCTGGGCAAGAGCCTGAAAGCGGCACACAAAGCCACGGTGGGGGTGGCGAAGGCGCCGGTCAAGGTGGCGAAGGCCTCGCTGCGTGGGGACGTGCGCTCGGCGGCGCTCCTCGGGCGCAAGAAGAAGAAGGCCGTCGACCCCGCGCAGGCGGCAGCCGACGCCGCGCAGACGGCGGCAGGCGGGGAGCCCAGCGTTCACACGATGAACGGGCCGGTGGCGCGCGCCGCAGGCCGCGGGTTCTTCGGGTACTGACATGGCCGCAGCCCCGGTTCTGCGTGCGGACTCTCACCCGTCAGGGCTGACGAAGCGGCAACGCTACGAGCAGACCAAGCAGGCGCTGGTCAGCGAGCGATCGAGCTTCGACAGTCACTGGCGCGAGCTCGCGGACAACTTCATGCCGCGGCGTCCGCGCTTCTTCGTGCAGGACCGCAACAAGGGCGACCGGCGCAGCCAGCAGATTCTCGACTCGACGCCGCGCTTCGCCGCGCGCACGCTCGCCTCCGGCCTGCACGCGGGACTCACCTCGCCCGCGCGTCCCTGGCTCAAGCTCGAAACACCCGACCAGGAGTTGAACACCTACGGGCCGGTCAAGGAGTGGCTGCATACGGTCACGCAGCGCATGTTGGCGCTCTTCGCGAAGTCGAACCTGTACAACGTGCTGCCCATCTGCTATCTCGACATGGGCATCTTCGGCACCGGCGCCTTCGGCGAGTTCGAGGATCGCGAGGCGGTGCTGCGTTTCTACTCCTACCCGATCGGCAGCTACGTCGTCGGGCTCGACGACCGGCTGATGCCGTCGACCTTCTCGCGTGAGTATCAGATCACGGTCGAGCAGTGCGTCGAAGGGTTCGCGATGGTCAACGACAACCCGCGCGACATCGATTGGACGCGCGTCTCGGTGACGGTCAAGAACCTGTGGGACCGCGGCGACTACACGGCGCCGGTCGATGTGACCTGGTTCGTGAGCAAGAACAAGGACGAGTACCGCCCCGGCGCGCTCGATGCCCGCTACCGCTTCCCGTACCGCTCCTGCCACTACGAGACCGGCCGCAGCGACATGGACTTCGACAACCGCTACGGCCTGCTGCGGGAGAGCGGCTTTCGCGTCTTCCCGGCCTTCGTGCCGCGCTGGGATGTGACCGGCGAGGACACCTACGGGACCGACTCGCCGGGCATGACGACGCTGGGCGATGCCAAGCAGTTGCAGTTGATGACCAAGCACGAAGCGAAGGCCACGGCCAAGGCGATCGACCCGCCGCTCAAGGGGCCGCACGAGCTCAAGACGCAGAAGGTGTCACTCATTCCCGGCACCGTGACCTACGTCGAGGACCAGCGCATCGGCGGCAGCGGCCACGGGCTCTCGCCCATTCACGAAGTGCGGCTCGAGGGGCTGCAGTACCTGCTCCAGAGCATGGACGCCACACGGCGGCGCATCTCGCGCGGCTACTACGAAGACCTGTTCCTGATGCTGGCGCTCTCGCCCTACGGGCAGCAGGGCGGGCAACCGATCACGGCGCGCGAGGTCGAGGAGCGGCACGAGGAAAAGCTGCTCGCGCTCGGGCCGGTGTTGGAGCGATTGAACGACGAATTACTCGACCCGTTGGTCGACCGCACGTTCTACATCATGTTGGAGAACGGCGCGGTGCCGCCGCCGCCCGAGGAGCTCGAGGGCGTCGACCTGCGCGTCCAGTACATCTCGATTCTCAGCCAGGCGCAGAAGCTGGTCGGCGTCAGCGGCCACGACCGCTTCCTGCAGGCGACCATCTTCATGCAGCAGGCCTTCCCCGAAGTGCGGCACAAGGTCAACTCGTTCCGCGCCATCGACGACTACGCGCTGATGCTGGGCGTCGACCCGCACGTGGTGCGCGAGGACGACGAGGCGCAGGCGCTGCTCGATGCCGAACAGCAGGCCGCGGCGCAGGCGGCCGAGGCCGAGCAGATGAAGACCATGGCGCAGGGCGCGCAGGCGCTCGGCCAGACGCCGGTGAACCAGGGCACCGGCACGGCGCTCGATTCGATGACGCAGGCACTGACTGGAGGTATGGCATGAGCGCAGGGGGCGGATTGGTGAAGCTCACGCGATTGAACGAAGCAGGCAATCCCTCGGGCGAAGTGTGGGTGAACCCGAAGGCGGTCGAAGCGGTGGTCGGCCAGGAGGACTCGGCGTCCGTACGGCTCTACATGACCTCGGGCGCGACGCATCACGTCGACCAGCCGCAGAAGGACAAGGACGGCAAGGAACTGCCGTCGGTCGTCTCGCAGTTGGGGTGATGCGCTGGTTGCTGCTGCGGTGGTGGTGGCGCGCCGTCTGGCGCGAACGCCTCCCCATGTGGGTCGCACGGCATCTGCCGCCACGCATCTGCTACTTCGCCTTCATTCGCGTCCACGCCGCGAGCGAGGCGGACTGGACCTTCGTGGATGTGGCGCGCACGTGGGAAGCGCGGTACCGGCTGGAGGAGTGAGAGCCATGCCGAAGAAGCTCGAATCGCAACTGAAGAAGCAGGCCGAGCAGCAGTGATCGGGCAGACCAGCGCGATTGACGCCGAGCAGCAGGCCTACCAGGAGTGGAAGGCCAAGGACCGCGAGGCGCGGGCGCGCGAGTTGTGGCGGTGGATGTTGAGCAAGCCGATCGGGCGCGAGTTCCTGTTCACGCAGGTGCTCGAAGTGGTGGGGCCGTTCCGCACCATTGACCCGGTGCAGCCGCAGGGGGACGTGGCGCTGCACAACCTCGGGTTCGACTGGCTGATTCGGATTCAGGAACATCGCGACCTCTATCTGCAGATGGTCGACGAGCACCTGAAACGGCAGAAGGAGGACCGCGAGGAACGGGAGGCCAAGCGGCAGGAATGGCAGCAGCAGTATCAGGAGAACGGGTATGAGTGAGAACACGGCAGCGAACCAGGGCGGCCAGGCCGCAGCTGGTCAGGCGGCCGGGTCGCAGCAGGGCGGCCAGCAGCAAGGGGCCACGGGCGTCCAGGGAGACCAAGGCCAGCAGGGTCAGGGGTCGCAGGGCAACCAGGGGGCATCCGCGCAGCAGACCGGTGGACAGCAAGGCGGGCAGCAGGGCACGCAGCAGGGCACGCAGCAAGGCGCGCAAGCGTCGCAGGGCGGGCCGCAGAGCGGCCAACCGCAGACCGCCGACGAGGGGCCACCGGAGCGATACGAGCTACGCCTGCCGGACCGCACGCCACTCGACCAGTCCGACCTCGAGAGCGTCGCCGCGATAGCGCGCGCCAAGGGGTGGACCAACGAGCAGGCGCAGGCTGCGCTGGAGGAGATGGGCACATCTCTCGCCGAGCAGACCACGCGGTTCCGTCACGAACTCGACGCGGACCCCGAGGTTGGCGGAGCGCACCTGGAGCAGGCCCAAGTCTGGGCGAAGCGCGCACTCGATCGCTTCTTACCCGAAGGCTCGCCGCAGGGACAGCGGTTCCGCATGGCAATGAACAAGTCGGGCTACGGCAACTTCCTCCCGTTGGTCACGTTGCTGGCCCGCATTGGCAAGGCGATGAGCGAGGACCAGCCCGGCGCGGGCAGCATGGCGCGCGTGTTCAGTAACCCGCAACGCTCCCAGGCGGAGCGGTTGTTCGGCGATGCGCAAGGTGTGAAGCCCCCGACCTAGGCACGAGGCTCGCTGCCGCCAGGAGTGAGACATGGCCCTGCTGGCAGCTACGAACCCGACTCTGCTCGATTTGATGCAGGTGCTCGGGCCAGACGACAAGGTGAGCACCATCATCGAGATTCTCAATGCGACCAACGAGATTCTCGACGACATGGTGACGATCGAAGGGAACCTGCTCACGGGACACCGGACGACCGTGCGGACCGGCATCCCGAGCCCCACGTGGCGGAAGTTGTACGGCGGGGTGCAGCCCACCAAGAGCACGTCGGTGCAGATCACTGACAGCTGCGGGATGCTCGAGAACTACGCCGAGGTCGACAAGGCGCTCGCGGACTTGAACGGCAACACGGCAGCCTTCCGCCTCTCCGAGAACAAGCCGATTCTCGAGGGCTTCAACCAGGAGGTGGCGCAGTCGTTGTTCTACGCGAATGAGGACAACGAGCCGGAGGCCTTCACCGGGCTCGGGCCGCGCTTCAACACGTCGCTGACCGCCTCCGCCGAGAACGCCCAGAACGTCTTGAAGGCGGGCGGCACGGGTGCCGACAACACGTCGGTCTGGCTCGTCGTCTGGGGCGAGTCGAGCGTCCACGCGATCTACCCGAAGGGCAGCAAGGGCGGCTTCTACATGGAGGACAAGGGCCAGGTCACCATCGAGAACGTCGACGGGGCCGGCGGGCGCATGGAAGCCTACCGCACGCACTACCGCTGGGACATCGGGTTGACGGTGCGCGACTGGCGCTACGTCGTGCGCATTGCCAACATCGACCTCTCGGACCTGACGAAGACGGGCTCGACCGGCGCGGATTTGATCGACCTGATGACGCAGGCGCTCGAGCTCGTGCAGTCCCTCAACGGCGGGCGGCCGGCGTTCTACGCCGGGCGCACCGTCAAGAGCTTCCTGCGCCGGCAGATTGTGAACAAGGTCGTGAACTCGACGCTCACGATGGACACCGTCGCGGGCAAACACGTGATGACGTTCGACGGCGTGCCGGTGCGGCGCTGCGATGCGCTGGTCGGCAACGAGGCGCTCGTTCCCTAAGAGGCATCGGGCATCCGGTCACAAGACACACGAAGGAGCACAGACATGATTCTCGATGAACGCAACGAGTTCGCCGATGCCACGGCGCTCGACACGTCGGGCACGGGGCTGAAGAACGTCGGCGACCAGATTCCCCTGTCGGTGGCGCGCAACGTCGGCTCGGTGCCGCGGCCCATCTACCTGGTGATTGAAGTGGTGGTGGCCGCTGCTGGGGCCTCGGGCGGGGTGACCTTTTCGCTGGTCAGCGACACCTCGAACCCGCCGCTCGTCGACGGGACCGCCACGGTCCACTGGACGTCGAAGAGCTTCACGGCGGCGCAACTGACGGCCGACACGGTCATTGCCGTGGTGCCGCTGCCGGGCGCGCCGCCCAACTACGAGACGATTCTGGGGCTGCAGCAGAACGCCTCGGGCTCGGCCATCTCGGCGGGCACCATCAACGCCTTCCTCACGGCGACCCCGAAGCAGTGGAAGGCGTACCCCGACGCGGTGACGGTCTAGCAGAGCGAGGCCCGGCGCGGTTGCACAACGCGCCGGACCTCTGACCAGCCGCACCGGCTCTTGCCCCGGTGCGGACGGCTGTGGCCAGTATAAACCCGAGCGGTTAGGAGGCGACATGGCAGGCATTCTGGTGCGGGCGACGAAGATGGTCTTCTACGGCGGGATGCGGCATCGGCCGGGCAAGACCTTCACGATCGCCGACGAGGCGCACTTTTCCCCCGACGGGATGGAGAAGGTCGAGGCGGGCGCGCGCGATGATGCCGCGGCCGCCGTGGAGGCCTCGCCCAAGCAGCGCGCGGCGCAGGGCGGCGTCGAAGCAAAACAGAAGCGGCCGGGGATGGTGACCCGCACGGGCACCATGGAACCGGACCCCGGCATCTGAAGGGAGCCCGACGATGCTGCTTTTCATGGACGGCATGGCGCACTACGACAGTACCCGCATCGGGCACAAGTACACGCAGGTGGAGCACACGCGCACGACGTGGTCGATTGCGGCCGAGGGGCGCTACGGCAACTGCATCAAACGGGTGGCGACCGATACGGGGCCGTTTGAGTACGGCTATCTCGATATTGCGCCGCTGACGTCGCGCACGGGTGTCTTCAGTCCGGTGACGGGCGGCGTCTGCGGCTTCGCCATCAAGATCGATGACCTCAGTCTGCAGACCCCCGATGAGAACGGCCCCCAGAGCAGCGGCTCGATCTTCGCGGTGCTCGACGGCAACAACTGGCCGCTCAAAGTGCTGCTGAACACGTCGGGCACCTTCACGCTCGTGCAGGCGTGGGGACCGCTCGACAACTACGGTGCGGTGATTGCCTCGAGCGCCGAAGGGCTCACGGCGGGCGTCTGGTACTACCTGGAGTTCAAGTGGGTGATTGGCGTCTCGGGCTCGTTCGAGATCCGGGTCAATACCGTGCCGGTGCTCACCTACAGCGGGGACACGACGTCGCATAATCCGCTCTGGACGGCGGGCGGCGTCTGGAACGGCGTGCGGCTCTTCCACTTCAATACGGGGGCGGGGCTGAGTTCGTTCTTCACCCTGCGCATGTGCGACCTCTATCTGGCCGACCTCGCCTACAGCGACGAGGACGACGTCCACGACTTCCTCGGCGATGGGGTGATTGAGACCATCCTGCCTGACGGCGTGGGGAGCTCGACGGGCTGGACGCCCGACAGTGGCGCGAACTGGGACCGCGTCAACGACACGCCCCAGCCTGACGACGACAGCAGCTACGTCGCCACAACCGACCCTGACACCAAGGACACCTATACGTTTCAGGACATTCCGAGCAGCGCGATCGTCAAGGGCATCCACGTCAACATTCTCGCGCGCAAGGAGGAGGAGGGCTCGTCGACACTCGCGCCCATCGTGCGCCAGGGCGGCACCGACTACGAGGGGCCGGTGCAGGGCGTGGCGAATGTCACCTACGACCGCTACATCACGCAGGCGTGGGACTTGAACCCAGCGACGCTGGCGAAGTTCACCGCCGCGGAAATCAACAGCGGCATCTTCGGTGTCAAGAAGGTGCTGTGATGGCGCTGCTCTTCATGGATTCCTTCGACCACTACGCGACGGCAGACATCACGGAGAAGGGATACGGGTTGTTCACCAATGGGACCGCGACGTTAAGCATAGGAGCGTTCGGCCGTCGTAGCTCCAACGGCGTGCGCGTCGCGCCCGGCGGCGCTTGGGTCGGCAATATGGCGAAAAGCATGAGCCCCTCCGGCGCGGCCTTCGTGGTGGGCTTCTCGTTCAAGTGCTCGGCGTTACCGTCTTCCGCTTGCACTGTTATACAGGTCCGCGACGCGGGCACGACCCAGCTTTCGCTGCAACTCAATACCGGTGGGACAGTTACCATCCTGCGTGGCACGACGAGCCTTGCGACATCCACTGCGGTGCTCGCGGCGGGCACGACGTATTACGTGGAGTTCAAAGGCGTGATCGACCCATCAGCCGGGTCCGTCTCGATGCAGGTTGATGCGTCTGCAACCGGTTGGCCGTCTTTCTCCGGGAACACGCGAGCCACTGCGAACACGTCGTGGAATAGCATTTGTTTCGGCGCGAACCACACCGGCCTCGGCACTTGGACCGCCAACGTCGATTTTGACGACCTTTATGTGCTCGACCAGAGCGGCAGCGCGCCCTGGAACACCTTCCTCGGCGACTGCCGCGTTGACGCCCTGCTCCCCTCCGGTGCGGGCGCGACCACGGGCTGGACGCCTTCCACCGGCGCGAATTACGCCTGCGTCGACGAGACCGCGCCCAACGATGACACCGACTACGTCAGCACGTCCACCACGGGCGCCACCGACACCTACACCTACCCCGATGCCCCCGTCACGGGCGCCACCATCTACGGCATCCAGCACTGCCTGGCGCTGAAGAAGTCCGACGCCGGCACCTGCACCGTCGCCCCGGTCGTGCGCCACAGCGGCACCGATTACGTCGGCAGCGACCTCAGCCCCAGTACCAGCTATGCCTACGGGCTCGCCGTGCAGCAGACCAACCCCGGCACCTCTGCGCAGTGGACCGAGGCCGGGTTCAACGCCGCTGAGTTCGGCGTCAAGCGCACGGCGTGATCGGAGTGCTGCATGCCTAGCAGCACGCGCTGGCGTCTCAACATCTCGGAGCGCAACGACCCAAACTATACCGGCATCGGCACGCTGACGATGCAGACGGTGGTTGGCGGGAGCGATGTCTGCACGGGCGGGACTGCGGTTGCCTCTAGCGTATACGACGCCACTTACGCTGCGTCGAAAGCCTTCGACAGCAACATCGTCACCTACTGGTCCTCGTCGGGATCGTCGCTCCCCCAGACGCTCGAATACCAGTTCGCCAGCCCGGTAGCGATTGCTGAATACACCCTAGAAAGCCACGCGACCAGCGTTCAATACCTGCCGAAGTCATGGACCTTTGAGTATTGGGACGGGTCGGCATGGCAGGTCGTTGATACGCGAACGGCACAGACCGGCTGGGCGGGCTCGACACCCCGTAGCTTCGCTACGGCCAGCGTCACTACGGCCCGCGTCAGCCAGGCCGTCGTCGAAGTCCTGAGCCTCCCCGTCCCCGCCGCCCGCACGACGCAGGCGGTCGTCGAGGTGCTGGGCACGACAGTGGCGACCACGGCGCCGACTGGGGCGCTGCTCACGCAGGCGGTGGTCGAAGTGCTCGGCGCAGCCAATGTGCCCGGCCCGGTGCGCATCACGCAGCTTGCCACCGAAGTCTTCCTCGCCAACCTGGTGCCGACCCGCGTGTCGCAGGTGGCCGTCGAGGTCTTCACGCCCTACTCGGTGTCGGCGCGTGTGTCGCAGGTCGTCGTCGAGTATTTCGAGGCGCGCCCCGCCCTGACGCGCCTGTCGCAGGAGGTCGTCGAAGTCTTCCTGACCCGGCCGCCCTGCGAGGACGACTATCCACGCCTGCCTGACTGCCCGGAGGCGGGCTATCCACTGGTGCCTGACTGCCCGCCCGACGTGTACCCCGTGCTTCCCTCGGAGGACTGTATGGACGCATCCACGTTCGTGACCAACATGGCGCTCGCGGAAATCGGCATCAGCAAGACCATCGACAACCTCCTCACCGATGCCTCGCAGGAGGCCCACTGCGCACGCCTGATCTTCAGCGACGTCATGGATACGGTGCTGCGCGATCACCCGTGGAAGTTTGCGACCGAGTATGCCGCGCTGACGTGGAAGGCCGGGACCGTCGAGACACCGGTCAACCCGGACTGGACCTACACCTACAACCTCCCGAGCGACTGCGTGCGGGTGCGGCGCGTCTGCGAACCGGCGATGCAGCGCCGCTACACGGTGACCCCGATTCCCTTCGACCAGCGGGCCGATCCGCTGACGCAACTCGACCTGCTGCTCTGCAGCGAGCCCGGCGGGGGCCAACTCGAGATGCCCGAGGACGACGTGCCTACCATCACCATCGAGTACACCCGGCGCTTGACCTGTCCCGCGCAAGTCAACGATGCGCAGTTCCGCGAGGCGGTCGTCTTCAAGCTCGCGGCGCGCCTGGCGAAGGCGCTGGCGCGCGACAGCAAGGACGCTGACCGGTGCCTGCGCAACTACGCCGCGGCGCTGCCGAAGGCGCAGACCCAGCACGCCAATGACAGCCAGCCGCAGCGGCCGGTAGACGAGCCGCCGGACTGGCTGACGGGGAGATAAGCCGATGGGCGAGACCGCATTGCTCCGCTCGTTTGCGGCCGGGGAGCTCGACCCTGGCCTCTCGCTGCGGATTGACGTGCAGGCCTACACGCAGGGGCTGCGCACGTGCCGCAACTTCATGGTGCGCCGCTCGGGCGGCGTGCGGACGCGCCCTGGCCTCGAGCACGTCGCCGACGCGAAGTACCCGACGCAGCGCACGATGCTCTATCCGTTCATCTTCGCGGCGGCCGACGAGAACTATCTCGTCGAGGCGGGCGAGCTCTACTTCCGCTTCCATCATCCCGTGCGCGGCATGGTGCTGGAGCTCGTCACGCCCTACACGACCGACAACCTCGAAGCGTCGATGCCGCTCTACTGGCATCAGTCGGGCCTGGGCGTGACGCTGACCCATCACCTGCACCCGCCGATGCAGTTGCGCTACACGGCGCCCGACACCTTCGTGCTCGAGACGCTCGACCTCACGCCCGGCATTGACCCGCCGACGGGCCTGGACTTCACGGCGAGCACGACCTCGCCCGACACCGAGCATCCCTCCTATGTCCACAGCTACCAGATCACGGCGGTCAGCGCGAATTATGAAGAGTCGCTGCCGACGGCGGCGACCGAGATTGCCAGCGTCGCCGGGACGCCCGATGCGCCCATCCTGCTGGAGTGGGACGCGGTGGCGGGCGCCATCGAATACAAGGTCTACCGGGACGACGGCCAGAACAACACGCACGGCTACCTCGGGACCGCCACCGGGCAGGTGTCCTTCAACGACATTGGCGTCGAGCCCGACATGGCGCTCACGCCGCCGACGCTGCCGGCGCTCTTCGATGCCGAGAACAAGTACCCGCTGGTGAATGCGGTCCACAAGCAACGGCGCGTCTTCGCCGGCACCGACAACCTGCGCGACGAGCTCTTCGCCAGCCGCATCGGGCACTACAGCAACTTCAGCCACCGCTCGCCGTTTCAGGACGATGACGCCATGCACTGGCGGCACGTGTCGAAAGACGTGCAGTGCATCCTGCACCTGGTGAGCCTCGGGCCGCTGATTGCCTTGACCGACCGCGGCGAGTGGGTGGTGCGCGGGGACCAGGACGGGGCGCTCACGCCCATGACCATCAATCCCGAGCAGCGCGGCTACATCGGCAGCGGCTGGGCGGTGCCGGTGGTCTACGGCGAACGGGTGCTGTTCGTGCAGGCGCGCCAGGCGACCATTCGCGAGTTCCTGTGGGATGCCGAGGTCGAGGGGTTGAGCGGGCGCGACCTCTCGCAGCGCGCCTCGCATCTGTTCCGCGGCAAGCGGTGCTTCTCGATCGGCTTCGCGCTGATTCCCGATGCCGTGCTCTGGTGCGTCCGCGACGATGGCGTGCTGCTCGGGCTGACCTACATCCCCGATGAGGACGTCATTGCCTGGCACCGGCACGATACCGACGGCGGCAACTTCGAGCAGGTGTGCGTGCTGCCCGAGGATACCGAGGACGTCGTCTACGTGGTGGTCGAGCGCGACGGCGACCGCAGCATCGAGCGCATGACGCTGCGTGACCCGGTGGCCGCCTGGCTCGACCGGCGCGTGCGCGTGCGCGGCACGGGCCTGACGACGCTCACCGGCCTGACGCACCTGGCGGGCGAGGACGTCGTCGTCGTGGCCGACGGGCAGCGCCTGCGCGAGCGGCACCGGGTGAGCGCCACCGGCGAGCTCACGCTGCCCAGGCCGGCCGACGTCGTCGACGTGGGCCAGCCGATTACGGCCACGCTCGAGACGCTCGAACTCGACACCGTCGGCACGACCGTCCGCGACCAGCGCAAGAAGGTGACCTCGCTGGCGATTCTCGTCGAGGACAGTCTGCAGAACTTCGAGGTGGGGCCGGACCTCGGGCACCTGCTGCCGGTGCAGGCGGCGCCGTGGGAGGACGCAGGCGCGCGCAAGACGGGCCGCATCGAGCTCACGGCGACGAGCTACTTCAATGACGACGGGCGGGTCGTGCTGCGGCACACCGAGCCCACGACCCTGACCGTGCTGGGCCTGCTGCCGAACGTGGATGTAGGAGGGTAGAGACCATGGGCGTGATGACCTCGATCGCGATCGGCGCCCTCATTGCCGGAACGGTGGCGAAGGCGAAGGCGCAGCATTCGGCTGGCAAGGAAGCCAAGCGTGTCGGCGAGGTGAATGCGCTCCAGGCCGAGCAGCAGGCGGTCGACGCCGCGCAGCGCGGGTCGGTCGAAGAGAGCGCCTACCGGCGCGACGTGCGGCAGATGATCGGGCAGCAGCGCACCGGCTACGCGGGCCAGAACGTCGACGTGTCGACGGGCACGGCCGCCGCCGTGCAGCACCAGACCGAGCAGTTGCTGCAGAGCGACCTCGCCCGCATCCGGCGCAACGCCGAACGCGAGGCGCTCGGGTTCAAGAAGGACGCCGAGGAATATCGCCGCGGCGGCAAGTATGCGCAGGCGGCGGCACGCTGGGGGATGGCGAGCACCATTCTCGGCGGCACGGCCGAGACCATGCTCGCCACGCGCAACGCCTGGAGTCAGCGCGAGCAGGACCGGCAGCGACGCACCAGCCGCGTGCCGGGCGGCGGCGGGTGAGAGGAGTAAGCCATGGCACGCATCGAGACCTATTCCGGCGACCGTGTGAAGCTCCGGCCGCTGGGCATCTCGCCGCAGCTGGCGCCGGGGCCGGATGCCTTCGGCGCGGAGTTCGGCGAGACCCTCACGCGCGTCGGCGTGGCGCTCGCCAACGAGGCTGACCGGCAGCGCGCTGAGGCCAAGCGCAAGGCCGATGAACTCTTTCAGATGGAAACCGAGAAGGGGTTCAACCAGATGAACATGGTCGGCTGGTACAGCCAGGACCGCGGCCCCGAGGGCAAGGGCAGCAAGGGCATCCTGAACCGCACCGGCATGGAGCCGCACGACACCCTCGACGACAACATGAAGGACTGGGACGCGCAGGCCGAGATGCTCGTCGGCGAAGCCAAGAACGCCGACCA